AGCCCCATTTGATGTCGTAGAAGGTGTGCTAGTTACTACTGTTTGAAGAACTTGCAAAATACAGCCAGTCGGCAAAGCGGTTCTAGGCAAAGCAGTAGCATTACTTAAATTAATAGCAGACGGAGTACCCAAGTTAGGTGTAGTCAGCACTGGGCTTGTCAGCGTCAGTGGAGCGTTTAAGCCTGTCTGGTCTATTGTGCTAATTGCCATGATTAAGCCTGTTGTGCTTCAAATTCAGTTTGACGTTCTGCTGCGGATTTTATTGGTGCTGCTATTACAATATCTTCTTTAGACCCAGAAATTGTTTGCCCTGCAGCTAAAAGTCTTTGTACTTCAGCATTAACAATATCTTCAATAGCGAGTCGGCAGCGTTCATGAACTGCATGATTAATCCAGGCTTCTTGACTAACAGCTACAAAACCAAGAGCCTTGTCTTCCGCATCAGTAAGTGTAATTGTATACGTTGCCATTTTTTATCCTAGTAAAAACCCTGTAAGATTACAGCCATAAATATTAAAATTGTTTTTTCTTAATGTAACTTGATCGTTTGCCGCCAAGTTAAGAATAATTGTTTGAGTTGCGGACTGGTAAGTTACTCCGTAACACAACGCTGATTGCCCTTGGGCAGCACCATTTAAATAAAAGTTATAGTAGAGGTTATTTCCGTCTGCAGTTGATACTTCACCAACAAACATATAAGAACCAGCTATAGGTGCTGTAAATACTCCGTTAGCACTGTTATAGCAACTACCGATATTTAATACTACGTTGTTTGGTACTATTATGTTTCCAGAAGTATTGTTACCGCCATAAGCAAAAAAAGCTGGTTGATATGGGGTTGTTACATAGCCATTAGCATTTATTAAAAGTCTGTTTTGAAGATTTCCTGCACCGTCTCCAGTTTGCAATACTAACTGTTGGTTTCCATAGCCAGATGCTGTATATGTAGCATAAATTCTTGCAGTTAAAACTTCTGTAGAAGTTGTTTGCGCAGTTGTATAAAAACCAACGTTAGACTGTGTATATGCCCCAGCAATATTTGAGAGTTTTAATGTTGTATTTGTTTGAGAAGTATTATCTACAACATGTACTTTTGCACCAGTTGGGGCCGCTGTACCAACACCCATATTTCCGCTAGCATCCAGCGCCATCAATGCTGTACGAGCAGAAGTTCCACCGTTATAAAGTGTTATTCCGTCAGCAGGGCCAGCAGTAATACGTCCATTGCCTGTTACATAGTCAACGATTGTCCCGTCAATAAATGAGTTGTTAAAGTTGCCAGTAGCTAAGTAGCCACCAGAAGCTGTGATGTCACCAATAACAGATGGGCTTTGGCTGATTGCTGCGTAGGTAGTAATTAAGCTGGTGTACTCAACCCAGATGTTGTTTGTTCCGCTAGGCGGAGCAGAGGTAAATGTAATTGCACTTCCGCTAACTGTGTAAGCAGAGCTTGGGTTTTGAACTACGTTAGCAACAGATACAATCATCTGAGCCACAGAAACTACAGGGCGAGAAAGGGTAAATGTTACAGTCGAGCCATTACCGCTGAAGTAATCAACAGCAGGAGTAAAGCCCTGTACTTGTACGTTATTACCAATAAATGCCATCTTAGACCACCGTTAACGCAGAGACCCAGCAATCAGCAGAAGTTGCTGCACTAGCTAAAACAGCCAATAAATCAGATGTTTGCAAAATAACACGGTTGCCTTGAATACATTCCAAAGAGCCACCTACAGGCACAGTTGCTTGATAAACCAAATAGTAGTTCACTGAACTACGGGTAATGTATGCGTTTACTGTGATTGGAGCAACGCTAGTATTTGAAATAATAAGGCTTGATACCGCTACTGTTCCAGAAGCAACTGAACTAATAACTGTAGAGCCAGACGTGCTGACGTTCTTTACTCCATACGATACGTTTGTATATGTTGCCATTTGTTATCCCATCATAAATGCTAAGTAGTACGCTTGGTCTGCCGTGGCTGCAGTGTTTGCTGACCATACTGGGGCTGTACCATTTGAAGTAAGAATATATCCGTTTGTGCCTATACCAAGTTTAGATAAAGCGGTTCCGCTTGCATAGTAAGGCAAATCTCCAGCAGTATAAGAAGTAAGGCCAGTACCGCCATAAGTGGTAACAATAGCCGTTCCATTCCATATGCCTGAAGCAACCGTGCCAAGAGCGCTAACATTACCAGATGCATCTAAATTTACAGACTTCTCAGAGGGGTAAGTAACAAAAACAGTTTTGGTACCAGCGGTGAAGTTAACCAAGCTACCGCTATTAGAAGAAGCAAGAACAGTAGTCCTAGCAAGAGTAGGACCAGTAGTTGAGTACGTGCCAATACCAACCTCCCAATTTGCACCACCTTGGTCTGCGATGGTGTAGAAGGTCGTATTGGTGTTGCCGATGACGGCAAAACTCTGATACCCAGTGACTGCTCCAAGAAGCGTAACAGAACCCGTACCAGTAGTGGTCGTGGTTTCTTGGACACTATCTGCTAAGACTAACGCCATGTTAGTCTCCTATTAACCAGCAGCTGATAATGTGTAGGTAACGTTGATTGTGTCGCCAGAAGTTACAGTCTTAGAACCAGCCGTAAATGCACCGATACTAAACAAAGTACCTGTAGTGTTATCAATCGCTGTAGATCCACCTACGTTAATAAACGCACCATAAACTGTTCCAGAGCTAGTCATTGAAAAAGTAACCACTGCGGATGTAGTTAATACTGATGGGTTAGCACTTGTAGCTGCAGAAAAACTTGGGGTCTTGCGGGTTCCAGAGTAAGTAGGAGCATTAGCATTACCAACTTCATACCAACCAGCGTGTGAACTTTGGGTATCTGTATAAGCTGGAGTAAAGGTTGAAGATCCGTTAGCACCGCCTAGACCCATAACAATTGCGCCACCGCCAGTATTAGCAAAATAAGAATTTAATAAATTTTGACGACCTACGTTAGTAGTCAAGTTTTCAATAATGTCTGTCCACTTTTCATTGCCGTTTGCATCATAGCAAGTAGCAGTATAGATGCCTTCTAAACCAAAATTATCAATAGCCCCGCCACCAAAAGAAGCGTTAGCTCCTACAGTGTCTCCCATTCCTACAAATTCGTCACTCATATTAATCTCCAGAACTTACTACATTAGCAGCCGTATAGCTACTGATTGTCAAAATAGCAGACGTACTAGTCGCTGCGGGGAACTGCACAGTAAAGCTACTATTACAAGTCTTATCAGACCCAAAATTTAAAATAAAACATGCTGCTTTTGTTGTGTAATTATATACCAATGCACCTCTAGCAGTAAAAGACGCTGAGTTCCAAACGGCATTAGTAAATGATACATATGCAGTGTTATATTGGTTATTTATTGTTGGTGGAGTAGATATTACTAATGGTATTCCGCCAGCCGTATAACCAGAACCCGTAACCTCATTAACGGTTGTATATGTTGTGGTAGTTTGATTTAAATTAGCATTACCGTTATACAACGCAATATAGTAAGTGCCTGTAGTAAAATTTTCATTACCATTAAGCAAATTCTGCATAAAGGTAGTGGTAGCGCCCTGAACAATAGACATTATTGAGTAACCTTAATACGAGCTTGACCATCTCTGTAAGCATCACCACGTTCGAGACCAGTTCCAAGACGATTAAGCTGTGCAAGAGCTTCTTCATACATTTTTTCATAGTAAGCAACCATATCTTGCTCACATTTCATGAAAATCATAGCTTCACGCATAGCACCGTAAAATAAAACTGGGTCATAGTTATCACCAAGCCAGCTTTGACCTATAGGGTTAGATACAGTAGCTACTGGGACTGAAAAACCGCTACCAGTAGACCCCAAAGAAGAACAAGACAATATATCGCCAGCAATATAAAAATTACCGCCAAACTTAAGGCTACAGGAGACCACTGCACCTGAGGCAACAAGGATATCAGCAGTTGCATTAGCACCTGAACCTCCTGTTAAAGAAACATTTTGGTATATACCATTGGTATATAAAGAGCCAGCCGTAATAGCACCTAATGTAGCAATTTGACCTTGCACAATGGTTGGTGGATAGTAAAAATAATGCATTTCTACTGTGTAATTAGCATCTGGGGTAGGAGCAACCATAAAGGTTAACTCATCAATATTAGCCCCGTTGTACCCGTTTTGAGATCCAAACAAAGCATAATATTGTGGCAATCCTCCTGGCGTACCTTGGTATGTTCCGCTGGTTAACACAGTTGTTGGATATGCTTCACGCAAATAATTTACATCTTTATTAAGTAAAAAATGATAATTGTTTGAACTATCAATTACTGCAAAAGAAAACGTAGACAAATAGTCATTTGGTAGTGCTAAGTACTGATTTCCAGCTGAAAGAGTCCCTGTTACGTTTTTACGCAACGATGGTAATTGAACTGAGTTATATATACGCTCTTCAGCCTCCTGTACAAAGACTGGAATATTTGCCACGAACAACTGTTCGGTGTTCTCAGCGTAAGACTGGATATTGTTATATAACTGTTCGTAATTCATAGGGTTAACCCTTAAGCCATCGGACCTCTAGACATACGACCTTTAGTAGCTGCACCAGCTCCACGCATCTCAATACCAGACGTTTTAGGCTCTTTAGTTGTGCCATAACTAACACCGTTAGGAATAGGATCACGCAGATCTGCATCTTTTACAGATTTAGTAGTTGCATATGGAATAGCATCTTCCATAGCTTGAAAACTCTCTACTGTGTATTTTTTACCAGACATAGTATGCGGAGCAGCATAGTCAGAAGCTGGCTTGTCATTTTTAGCATGACCAGTATGAATAGCTGGACTATTTTTTTTGGTTGCTTTTACTGATTTATCGTATCCCATGATTAACGACCTCTTCCAGAAGATTTTTGGTTCATTGCACG